CTTATGTCGCCAAGTCCCCAGCGGACATGGTCTATATGCTTGAGCGCTGGAAGAAAGCCCAGAAGCTCAAGGGGGATTTCATCCTGCAAGACTTTATTGGCGGCGTGGAGATGGCTGTGGGCGGCTGGTTTGGGCCGCACGGGTTCAACGTAGGCTGGTGCGAAAACTTCGAGTTCAAGAAGCTGATGAACGACGATAAAGGTGTCGCCACCGGTGAGCAGGGCACCGTTATCCGTTATGTTCGCAACAGCAAGCTCGCCGAAACAGTGCTCGCTCCGCTTGAAGATGATCTGGCAAAGGTGGGTTATGTCGGATATATAGACGTGAACTGCATCATTGACGACGAGGGCACTCCTTGGCCGTTGGAATTTACGATGCGCCCCGGCTGGCCGACATTCAACATTCAGCAGGCGCTACACGAAGGAGATAGTGTAGAATGGCTCAGAGACCTAGCGGAGGGCCGCGACGCCCGAAACACGACACTGGACACGATAGCCCTCGGCGTCGTGCTCTCCGTGCCGGATTATCCATACTCGCACTTGACCAAGAAGGAAGTGGTGGGGACGCCAATTTACGGGATCAAGCCGGGGATTTGGGAACACCTGCACCCGTGCGAGATGGCGATGGGGATGGCTCCTATGGAAGTGGGCGGCACGATCATAACCTCTCCGATCCCAGTGACGGCGGGGGACTACGTTCTGGTGATGTCGGGCACGGGGGAGACAGTGAGGGAAGCAAAGCGCAGGGCTTACCGTCGCTTGGACAACTTGATAGTGCCCAACTCCCCTATGTGGCGGACGGACATTGGGGATCGACTGGCAAAGCAGTTGCCCAAAATTCAAGCGATGGGGTACGCGAAGGGGATGTTGTACTCGACAACAGCGTAATGCTCACACGCCTCACAGGCAAAGCACTTCGCAAAATCGAAAGCATCCTCGACATAGAGCTTGATCCAGACGACGAAGAATTTGGCACGTTGTTGAGAGCCCAGCTTGCGGGCTCTCAAGCTATTCTGAATAGTCAGATTAAGGTTGACGAGCAGCAGTTCCGCCGCCAGCAGGAAGACCGCCTGCCCCAGCTTCTGAAGATAATCCTCGAGGAACAGGCCGCGCAGCGGATGCAGCGCGTGACCTGATCTGATTTGCCACTAGGTTGGAATATCCGGCGATGTCATCCCAGTGATCGACTTCGTTGGGGTTGCCAGCCAGAATGCGCCCGATCTTGTGGGCGATCATTTCCAAAGCCTCTTTGTCCGAATTGGTGAGGGACAACCAGTTCACGGTGTCCTTCATCACGTTTTTAATGCGCTGGGTGTATTGCGCATGTCTGGAAAAGTCCCCGTGGGTTTTTGCACGGGCTTCTAAAAGCTGGTCTACGTTCATTTAAAAACTCCGTTAGTTCTATTTTTTATTATTTCGACATATTCTGAATTTAATTCGATTAAAATTGCATTTCGATTATTCCGCTTGGCTACAAGGCCGGTCGTTCCCGCGCCGCCGAAAGGATCAAGAACTGTCCCGCCTTCTGGGCATCCAGCAAGGATGCAAGGTTCAATCAAATCAGGCGGGAAAGTGGCAAAATGTGCTCCTTTGAAAGGTTTTGTTGTGACAGTCCAGACTGACCTTTTATTGCGTTTTCCATCATAAATTTTATATTCTGGAGGACGGCTATTAACGCCCTTTTGTGCCGCTCTTTCTGCGCTTCCCTTTGCGCCTTTTGTGCCAGCAGGAATGACGCCATCTTCCTTAATTGCCTCATGATCAAAGTAATACTTTGGCGACTTGGACAGCAAAAATATATATTCATGCGCCTTTGTGCAGCGATCTGTCACACTTTCCGGCATTGGATTTGGCTTATGCCAAATAATGTCCTGCCGCAAATACCATCCATCTGCCTGTAATGCAAATGCAACACGCCAAGGAATTCCAATCAAATCTTTGTGTTTGATTGGAATTCCTGCAAAAGTTGATGCCATTTTATTTTTTGCGCTTCCTTTAGGAACAAGAGTTCTTTCGCTTAAACCGCGCGTTGTGTCTGGAGTTGCTTTCCCGTCTCGATATGACGCATAGCTGTCCCCAAGGTTTAACCATAATGTTCCATCATCCCGCAAAACACGGCGCACTTCTCGAAACACATTTACCAATTCAGCGACAAATTCATCTGGTGTTGGCTCAAGCCCCATCTGTCCCGCATGGCCATAATCTCTCAGTCCAAAATATGGCGGAGACGTAACGCATGTATGCACTGATTGATCTGGCAATGTTTTCAAAACATCGCGGCAATCCCCATTTAAAATTTGAACTATTGACATTCAAAAACTCCATGCGTTTTTGCACGGGCTTCTAAAAGCTGGTCTACGTTCATGCCGCACTCTCCTTCTTCACCTCGGCCAACATCCCTGTGAATATGGGCTCGTCTGATTTAATCTCGACGCAAGGCACCTGCCCTGTCGCCATGTCTGTGCCCGCTGCCAGCGTGATAAGCCGTGACGGGTTCAGCAGCAAACCTTTTGCCTTCAGGTCATCCATCAAGTCCTTCCAAGTTTGCTCCTGCATCTGCATCCATTCGCGCAGCGCTTTCACCTCGATAAACATGCGGCCAGAAGAAAGCTCCTGCCGGATAAGCAAGCTGCGGGTGGGCAATTTGATCGGCATCTGTTTCTGTCTTGGCACAAAGGGGCCGGGCATAATCAGCGTGCTCTGCAAGTTGTCAGAGAGGAAACGGGCCAGCATGTAGCTTGGCTCCTCCACACGGGCGCGGAAGGTGGCGGTCTCCTCACTGAACAGCCGCTCTTGAGCCCAGTCCATAACCCTGTCTGGGCTCAAGTCAAGCAAGCCAAGGTGCCGAACAACAAGCCCTGCGGCGGCCACACCTGCGAGCCAGCGGGCGGCAAAGCGCTGATCGGAAGCGAGATTGTGCTTCTTGATCAAGTCCTCCCTGATCTGGGGCACAAGCGCTTTCAGATAAGCCATATTGGCGGGTTGCAAAACCGAGCGGATGAACAGCTCTCCGGCAAAGCCCGCGTTGTCGTCCATGCTGTCCTTCAGGGCATCGCCCTTCCAGTGCGCGGCGTTCTTCGGGATGTCCACCACAAACTCGGCAATGCGGCCTGCCATTGCCTCCCCGTTCTTTGCGGCGCGCAACGTGTCCACAAGGCTGGTGTTGGAGCCAGCGATCATGATGGTCTGCCACGATGCGCCCATGTTGACCAGCGTGCCGTCCGCGGCCCCGCGCTGCTTGTCCCGGCCTTCGGTGAATATCTGGATTTCCTCGCGCAGAATTTCGGGGTCGCGCTGGGTGTACTCGTCGCGTATTACCGGCAGGTTGCCCATGACACCTGTAACAATGCCGCGCGCCACGCGGGTGTCGCTGTTGGTTTGCTTCATGGCTTCCAACCTGCCCCAGACGGATGCGGCGGCGGTGAGCGCCGTGCTCTTACCCTTACCGCCTTGGCGGGAGATCAACGAAAGGATAGCGCCGCCTTCGGAGTGCGCCTGCCAGCGCATGAAGGGTGCCGAGAAGGATGTGAGCACGGCCAGACCTTGCGCCTCAAACCCCGGCGCAAACAACATATCCGCATTGTCCTTCCAGACGGCCATAGAGCCCCCCTTTTGCGGGCCCATGCCTTTGCTGCGGCGGCGCACCTCTTGCCCGCCGGACGCTTCCTTGACCTCTGTGGCGGTGTACAGGCGTTGCCCGATCAAGAACGATTTCTCGTCATCCTTCCAGCCGAACTGGTCAAATTGTGTCTGGGCCCGCCCTGCGGCGTTTAACTGATCCATGCTCTCTCTCACATATTGCTTGAACAGGTCGGCGTTGTGCACGACGATGCCCCTGCCCATAATCTCGGCAATGCCTGACGAGCCGAACATTGTTTTCAAAGAGATGATAGAATGCTGCCAGCCTTCGTGGGGCGGCTTGTGCTTCAGCACGATGGAATGCTGCTCCGCGTTGAGCTCGCCCCGGCTGATGGCCTCCACAACCACGGGGTACTGGGTGATGCGCATGTGCACGTCTTTCCCGTCTTTCTCGCTCTTGAACACCAGCGCCCCGCCAATGTGGCAGAATGAGCCCACAACCGGCAGGGAGGCTTCCTCCTCTGCAAAGCTCTTGGCAAACTCAATCTGGGCAGGGGTGGCTTTGGGTGCGCCGCGCCCCAGCTCGACAGGGGAAGTGATCGTGCCGCGCAGGGGGCAGGACTTGCAGCGGTCGTTCAGCCCGTTAAAGTGTTCACAGGTGGTGGGGCCGGACAACGCTTTTGCAGCGGTAAGTTTTTTGTCGGTCTCAGCGGGATCGTAACGTTCGTCTCCGGTGCTCCAGTCGTGAGCGACATCGTCTCCGTCTTCACAAAACGCGAGAACGGCCAATCCGGCTTTCCACTCCGGTTCAGGCATGACGCCAAGGGTGTCACGGAAATGTCCAAGCTGTGCGCATAAGTCGGCAACTTGGTGGGGGTTGGAGGGGGTGCTTTCGTGCACATGAGCAAGGGCAGCAAGCTGGCCAGACATAGGCTTCGCATTGGGTTTTTCCTTTACAACGACTTTCAGCATCGAGAACGCGCTGATCGGGTGGGGCTCTACATCTCCTCCCCAATCCACCACTCTCGGAGCGTTTGCATCTTTGCGGTTATGAGCTCCCACAGGGCGCAGAATAGAAGCGCCGTCACTGGTACGGCTAGGATCAGCGCTGAAAGAATGAGCATTACACAATAGTTTAAGCGCCTTAGCATATGCCTCCCACTCCTTCAGGCTCAGGGCTTTTTGGAGCGGCCAATAAACATGCAGCCCGTATCCGCTTCCGACATATATTGGCTCGGGCAATCCAGCAGCAGCGCAAAAGGCGCGACATGCTGTGTAGGCCCGACCTGCGTCATCGTACCGCTTTCCTTCTCCTGCATCCACATCGAGCCACAACGACTGCACTGAATGGATGTTGTTTTTGGTGCGGCTGGTGGGCGAGATATACGACGCGCAAGCGTGGTAGACCGTATGGCCTTGAGCATCCAGCGCCAGAAGTTCATGGCTTAGTTCCTCCGGTGTTTTTGCCCAGACGTGCCGCTTTTCTGGGAGGACGAACCCGCACAACCACCCGCGCTCTGGAAGTATCCGGTTCAGGAATTGTACGGGAGGCGGGAGCGTCATTGAATAACCCCAGAATGTATGTTTTGCGTTTCATCATGCTCACCGAATGTGGCACCAGAGGCTTGCCCTCTTGCGCCGCAATGAATGCTTCCAGCCGTGCCAGACGGCTTTCCAGCTCGGGCATGTAAACGGTTAAGGGGACGCGCCCCTTAACCCAAGTGTTGACTGCGGCGCGTGAGCGCCCCAGCCAGATTGAAAGGTCGGAGATCGAGAGCATACCTTCCGACATGCACGCGCGCAACCTTTCTGCGAAGGAAAGTATGTCTCGCGTCATTTTAACCTACCGGCAGCTTGAGAGCGTTGGCAAGGGCGGACTGCAACGCGCTGTCAAGAGCGGGCGCGGCAACCATACCGAAACCCGATACCGGGGCGGGGGGCGATCCCTACGCAGGAATTCCGGGATTTCCTCGGCCACTTCCTCAACCACGGGCTCGGGCGCGGCGGCCTTTGCGCGGGTACGCTTCGGGGCGAACTCCTCAACTTTAGCAGACGGTGCCGATGTCGGCGCGGGGGCTGGGGCAACAAAAGGTGCCGGGGCAGCAATGGCCGGAGCGGCCTTCGGTGTGGGCAGAGCGCTTGCAACCACATCATCGCGGCCCACGATTGCTGCGGTCTTGTCGGAACGATCCAGCTCCTCAAGCAACCCGCACACGCGCTCGTCAATGAAGCTGGTCGGCTCAAAATGGAGCACGCCTTGGCTTTCAAACGAAACGCGGGTCACGACATCCGATGGCTCGGCGGGGCGGGAACCCAAAGACATGCCGCTCAGAGTGCGGGCGTAGGCCGCAAGGTTCTTCAATGAGGCCGGAGGAATGCGAAGCAGGAACACCATATCGTTGCCCAGCTCAGGCACAATCACGGCGATCTTCTTGGCGTCGTTGCACGCCTTGGTCTGCTTGCCCGTCATCTGCGATATGGCGGAGCCCCAAGCGTTCATAGGGCAGGTCGAGCAGACAGCGTTCTGTGGCTTGGTCGCCTGTGGAGACGGACCAACACCATTGTCAGAAAAGCAGGTTGGGCCAACATTTTCGGCCTTCGGGTCATACTTGCCTTCGTAATAGACCTTGGAGATTGCAGGGTTCACGTCCGCAATCACGATTTCCAGATACAGCTTGTCGTGCTGTTTCTCGTTGCCGCCCGCATCCACCAAAGTGAAGCGGTTGTCTTTGA